ATAATTGGTCATCAACTAATTTTGGCATTAGGATAAACTTTGTTTAATTTGAGCGGTGTCAACACCAGAACTAATAATAATTGAACCAGTGAAAACTAAACCATAAATAATTGGCACAGGCACACCAGCATTTGATACGTTTTGGATACCAGAAAAAGAATAAGAACCTCTAATACTTGGGTCCGTATCACCAACTGAGGAGAAATTTTGGCTAGGTACATCAGGTGTTAGTAAATCACTTGCGACACTTAAAGCTGCTGTTGTTAATAATAAGCTAGTACCACCTGTAACAAAAGCAGTCACTAAAGGAACTGCATTATCAACAACAAAATCGAAAGCATCTTTTACGAAATTACCAACCCCTTTAAAAAAATCTTTAACAAATCCTGCACCAACAGCAACAGGAATAATATGGATTTCACCCTGTCCTCTTAAATTTAAAAAATCTTGTGATATTACACGCCCACCCATTTTAACCTTATATATTTGTTGATTCATATGTTTTTCTATTCCTTGAAAATTAGCTTTTAAAAAATTAAATGCTTGTTGTGGTGAACTGACAGCCGCTTCAAAATATGTTTTGCCTAAAAATTTTCTTAAACTTCCATAAACTTTTATTTTTCTAAGCTTCATATCTATAAACTCCTCTGAGTGTTTTTTGATATTTTAAGCCAAAAAGTTCTCTACAGCTTAAAGCCCTAATACTATGGTTTAAAATCATCATATCACCAATATATAGAGCAACATGAGATAAAGAATCTTTTTGTCCCTCAAAAAGCAAGACATCACCAACTTTTAAATCATCATTAGTTTTTTGTTTTAAAAAATTTGATTCTGTTAAAACTTTATCAAAATATGGATTGTCAGTGAAATCTTTAATTTTTTTTGGTCTTTCCCAATATTTAATTTTGATATTTTTTGTTTCTTGAAACCAATCTGTAACTAAAGACCAGCAATCATATTTTCCCCAAATAAACCTACGGCCAATAAGTGAAGGTGCTTTCCATCCACTTGGTTCTATACATTCCCAATGGTCGTGGTCAAGACTATAAATATAATATGGAAATCCTATATGCTCACAAGCTGCTTTGTCTGTATCAGAAGGTATAGCAGGGCCGAAAGGGTGACTATGTACTACACCTAAAATTTCGCCTTTATCTTCACATTCTGCCCAATCATCTGGATCAAGCATAAAAAATTCATGTTTACCCTCTGCTAAATTTTTGCAAGGCCAAAAAACTTCTTTACCTTCTATTATTGCAAACAAACCACAAGCTTCATTAGTTGCTTGCTTTTTTGCATATTCTTTGAAAGATTGTTTCCAGTTCATAGTTTAAAAATTAACAAATTTACCAACACTAGGAAAGTCATCTCTTGTTACTAATTTTTTTGGAGCAAATACACCACTTAAATCAAAACTACTTACCATCTCAAATTGAACGATCTCTCTATTCTCAATAGATTTTGTATCAACGAAATATACTTCTCTTGGTAATTCAGCTGTTGGATCTGGTGTCCCAAAAGGATTTATATTACTTGGAAAGTTTGTTGCATCAAGAAATCTTCCAAGAGTTCTTCTTCTTGTAACTTTTGCACCTTGTAAATCAATAAATGGTGTTGTTTCATTCACAAGTTGTAAAATTGCAGTAATTGAACCAAGTAAATTAGAAAAAATAATATTTGGTCTTGGAAGTGTACCTTTTCCAGAATATTTAAAACCACTGGCCTCGCATGGAAATTTTGTGTAGGTATTAGATTGCCATACTATGTCATTGCTATCTTTCATGTTATTACCGCTATGAAATAAATATACAGTCGGTACAGTTGTAGTTACATTTGAATTAAACGAAACATTGCCACTTGTTGATTGCGAAATTGTTGAAGTGACAGTAAATTGATTTGTTGATTCAGTTTGAATTGTATAAATGTCATCAACTGCATTTCCAGAGGTAAAATTTAAAGGGATTATTGTTCCTACTGGCATACCATGACCAGTTGCACTAATAGTAATTGTTGTTCCACTTTGGGAGTATGTCCCAGATTGAGCCGTTTTTGAAAAATGTAGATCTGGTATTAATTGAATAGAAAACAACTCAATTATTGATTTATTTGTAAGTTCTTGTAGTTCAGCAGTTGGTGTTGACATTATGGTTCAAAGACCTCCCTGAATGAGGTATTTATTATCGCTCTGTTGTTATAAGGTATTGTTTTTGTCCAAGAATCACAAACATATTGTCCAGCACCAGAAAGAGTGATTGATACATTTCCACTGTTTGTTGCAGAACTTGCAGCAGTCACAGTGAAAGTGTTTGAATCAGCAGACGAAGCAACAGCAAAAGTCCCATCAGTTGCAGATCCAGATGTGTAATCAATGGTCAAAACGTCACCTATTGCAACTCCATGTGATGTGATAGTGATAGTCACAGTAGTCCCACTTTGCGAATATGTACCTGTTTTTGTAAAGCCTTCGGCTGGTGGTGTAAATGTAAAACTTGCCTGATCGTTTACTCTACTTCTTAAAAATGCTTCTATGACATCTGCGTCGGTCTCAGACACGTTGAAAGTAAGATCGAATACTTTAGGGTCTTGACTAAAAGGTATGCCATATAAAGCTCTAAATTCATACCCATCACCAAGCTTAGTAACTTTTACTCTAGGATTGCTTGTTTTTCTCACCCCATAAGTGGGCTGAATTGAAGGAAAAGTAGCCATTATCTATTTAATAAACCTCCTGATCTTGATTCTTGTATAAGTGTTGCTTTGACTATACCACCAATTAAATTTCCTAACTGCCCTGCATCAGATCCATTACCTTGAACTGAAGTACCAGAAGCATCTACATTT